ACACGCTGGTGGTCTTTTGAAATACTTAAAGATTGTAAATGAGTCACTTAGATTCTTTAATCAACAAGGTCGTAGACCTGGTAGTGCCGCTATCTATCTTGAACCTTGGCACAAAGATATTCTTGATCTATTAGATATTAAAAAGAACACAGGTGCTGAAGAATTGAGGGCTCGTGATTTGTTTACCGCACTTTGGATTCCAGACAACTTCATGAGAGCAGTTAAAAATAATGATGATTGGTATTTGTTTTGTCCTAATGACATTACAAAGGCGGGATTGAAACCATTACAAGAATGTTATGGTGACGAATATGAAGCGGTTTATAATACTGCGGTAACTATGGGATTGGGTAAAAAAGTAAAAGCCCAAGACATTTGGTCTAAAGTGATCGAATCTCAAGTTGAGACTGGTGTTCCTTACTTATGTTCTAAAGATAATGCTAACAGAAAAACTAATCACCAAAACATCGGTGTAATCAAACAATCAAATCTTTGTAATGAAATCTATCAATACACTGATGAGGAAACTACAGCAATTTGTACATTATCCTCAATGGTTTTAAAGAACTTCATTCAAAGTGGTAAATTTAATTTTGAATTATTATTTAGTGAAGTTAGAAAGGTTGTTAGATCATTGAATAAAGTTGTTGACATTAACAACTACTCAACTCAAAAAGGTTTGAAGGGTGGTTTAGAACAAAGAGCAATTGCGATTGGAACTCAGGGATTGGCAGATGTATTTTATTTAATGGATTATATTTTCACATCTGAAGAGGCTAAAAAACTTAACAAGGACATTTTTGAAACAATCTATTACGCAGCAATCTACGAAAGTAATCAATTGTGTATGAATGGTAAGTACGAACAATATAAGTTCTTTAAAGGGTCACCAATGTCGCAAGGAGTATTCCAATTTGATATGTGGGGATTAGACGAAACACAACTTTCAGGAATGTGGGATTGGAGTAAACTTAAAAAGAGTGTGGCCGATTACGGTATTTGTAACTCATTATTTACGGCTCAAATGCCAGTTGCGTCTTCAGCAAAAATTACAGGGTCTTATGAAATGACAGAACCGGCTCACTCAGCTATATTTAATAGAAGAGTTGTTGGTGGAGAAATCATGATCGTAAACAAATACCTAATCAATGATTTTGAAAAAATTGGAATTTGGTGTGAAGATTTGAAAAATGAAATCATTATAAATGAAGGGTCAATCCAAAGCATTAATTTCAACAATTATTTGGATCCTGAAGATAAAAATTACACTAAGAAAGTTAAACGAATTGAACATTTAATTCCTAAGTATAAAACTATTTGGGAAATCTCGCAAAGAGAACTTATTGATATGGCGGCAGATAGAGCACCATTCATTGATCAATCACAATCAATGAACATTTATATGTCAAATCCAACATTATCAAAGATTACTTCATCACATTTCCACTCTTGGGAAAAAGGATTAAAGACTCTTTGTTATTATGTTAGAACAAAAGCAATATCAACAGGGGCAAAACATTTAGCGTTGGATATGTCCAAAAAACAAAAACCAAAAGCAACTCCTGAACCACCAAAAGTTGATTATTCTCACTTGAATTTACCACCAAGACCTGAGAGTTCTGACTTTGAATGTTTTGGATGTTCATCATAGATTTTAAATCACTGAGAAATCAGTGATTTTTTTTGTTTAATTAAATATTTATTAATATGAAATTAGTAATAACAGAAAACCAATTAAAAAATATTGTTTTAGAGTTTAATAAAAACCTCAAACCCAAAATAATACAAGGTAAAGGTAATGACCCATATCAATATAAAAAATTTGGTAATTTGTTTTTTTTCGCAAAAAAAGGAAAATTGCCTATATGGAAACAAGCGAAATCCAAAGAAACTATTAGCTCAATATCAAAAAAGTTTGGGGTTTTTGATCCTATGGAGTTATGGAAAAAATCTAATACTGAATTATATTCAAAAAATAAAAACACTAAAAAAGAAGATCAGTCATTTGATTTAGTTAAAGGATTTAAAAAATGGTTAAGAAATACATTCCCAAATGTTGCTCAATTATTTTTTGCTAGAGATTTAACTGAAAAGGATTTCTCTAATAGTCAGTTAAAACAAATGACAAAAACAGTCTCAAACGCAATTAAAAGAACTGGACAAACAAAGGGTGGTACTGAATATGTGGATTATGGTGATAATGTTGTGAATGATTGGTTTGGTCATGGAGGTGTTAAGACAAAAGATATGGTAATAAACACTTTATTGACAGACCCAAAGTTTATGGTTGCAACAACCCTTGGTAGATTTTCCTACAGATATGAAAACGGCAAATTAAAAATAACTGATGTTTACGATTTCAAAAAAATACCTGACGCAAAAACAAAATCCGAAGATTTAAAAGGTTTGAATTGGGCTCAAAAAGTGAATAAAATAATGAAAGATAATAATGTAAATCCATATGTTGCAATTAGACACTTAGGTTATTTAGAGAATCCAGAAGAAAGCCCAAATTCAAAACCAAGAATAGATATAGAAATACCTTATGACTTTAAGGCTTAACCAATAACTTACGATTTAGTTTTTTTATTTCAATCAATTGAAATACTACAATTAAAATTAAATTAACAATAAACATAGGTAGACCAATTACAAAAATTATCAAATTCATTTGAGTATATGAAAACCCCAAAGAGTTACCAAAAAAGTTAATTAAATCGCAACAATAGTTGAAAAGGTCTGAACTCAAGTTTATCTCAAAAAATTTTAATAATACATCAGAAAAATTTAAATAATCTTTTTCTAAAATATAAGGAAAATTAACCTTATTCCAAGAAGTAGTTTCTGAACTACCTAAGGTTAACACACAGATTAAGAAAAATGTCCAAAATAGTATTGATATAACGTTGTATCTTTTCATATGACAAATATAATATTATTTTCATTACTAAAAAAATATTCTAAAGGTTATAATTGTTTTTTTTTACTTAAAAAAAGTGTGAGTTATATTTATATGTGATATGGCTAATGGTATAACTTATGGAATTGCGTTCCCTTTTGTAGATTCTTTTACAGGTAGATATCTTGATGTTACTAATAGTACCGAAGGTGAAATTAGGGCAAATCTTGTACACCTGTTGTTAACTAGAAAAGGTAGTAGATATTTTTTACCTGATTTTGGTACAAGATTGTATGAATATATATTCGAACCATTAGATGGACCAACATTTTCTGATATAGAAAATGAAATTAGAGATACTGTAAGAAACTACATGCCAAATTTACAAGTTACAAATATAACGGTTGAAGATGCTTCTATGGGATTAGAAGACAAAGGATTCACTGTTAATCAAAATGGTGAACGAGAATTTAAAGTTACTAATATTGCAACATTAGAACACACTGCCAGAATAAAAATTGATTACAGAGTCACAGACTCAGCCTTTGAATCTCAAGATTTTATAATACTTAATATTTAATTATATATGGCAGAAAAGAAGATTTCCTATACGGTGAGGGACTTTCAAGGAGTAAGAACTGAGCTAATTAATTTTACAAGAACTTACTACCCTGATTTAGTTCAGAACTTTAACGACGCAGGTATTTTCTCTGTAATGTTAGATTTGAACGCTGCGGTAACAGATAATTTGAACTATCAAATAGATAGAAGTATTCAAGAAACAGTACTACAGTTTGCACAACAAAAAAATTCAGTTTACAATATTGCAAGAACATATGGGTTAAAAGTACCCGGTCAAAGACCTTCAGTTGCTTTAGTTGACTTTTCTATTACTGTTCCTGCTTTTGGGGATAGAGAAGATTTGAGATACTGCGGAGTATTAAGAAGAGGATCACAAGTAAACGGTGCAGGTCAACCATTTGAAACTGTTTATGATATTGATTTCGCATCACCAATAAATGCTGAAGGGTCACCAAATAGAATTAAAATACCAAATTTTGATTCTAGTGGTAAGTTAGTAAATTACACAATCACAAAACGAGAAGTTGTTGTAAACGGAATTACAAAGGTCTTTAAAAGAGTTATAACACCAAACGATAGTAAACCTTATTTAGAATTGTTTCTACCTGAAAAAAATGTTTTGGGTATCACTAGTGTTTTGTTAAAATCTGGTACTCAGTATTCTACAATACCAAATCCACAAGACTTCATTACTATAGGACCTGAAAGATGGTTCGAAGTGGATGCTCTTGTTCAAGATAGAGTTTTTGTTGAAGACCCAACTAAAACTTCAGATCAACCTGGTATTAAAGTTGGATTATATATAACGACATCTAATAAGTTTATTTCTGAATATACTCCTCAAAGTTTCTGTAAGTTAACATTTGGTGGTGGTAATATTTCTGCTGACGAACAATTAAAAGAATTTGCAAGAGACGGTAAAGGTTTTGATCTTAGTCGTTATACCAATAATTACGCTATGGGTGCGGCACTTTCACCAAACACAACTTTATTTGTTCAGTATAGAATAGGTGGTGGTTTATCAAGTAATGTTGGTATCAACACAATAAATCAAATTGGTACTGTTTCATTTGCTGTTAACGGACCATCAGCAAGTGCTAATGTAAGTGTGACCAATAGTTTACAGTGTAATAATGTTACCGCAGCAATTGGAGGGGCTAACCCACCAACAACTGAAGATGTTAGAAACATGGTATCATTTAATTTTGCAGCACAAAATAGAGCGGTAACAGTAAATGACTACAATTCAATTTTAAGAACTATGCCAGCACAGTTCGGAGCACCTGCTAAGGTAGCTATAACTGAAGAAAACAACAAAATTAGAATTAAAATGTTGTCTTATGATTCAAGCGGCGTATTAACAAATGTTGTATCAAATACATTAAAACAAAATGTTGCAAACTACCTTTCTAATTTTAGAATGATTAATGATTACATATCTATTGAGGCCGCTGAAACTATAGATTTAGCTGTGACTGTAGATGTGGTACTCGACAATAGTCAGAACCAAGGTGCGATAATTGCAAAAACAATAGAAATAGTTACAGACTTCTTTAATCCTTTAGTAAGGAACTTAGGTCAAAATGTTAATATATCAGAACTAAAAAGATTAATTCAATCCGAGAATGGTATCGTTTCAGTTTCAGACGTTCTGTTCTTCAACCAAGTCGGAGGTCAATATTCATCAACTCAAACCTCTATGACATATTTAGACCCTGTAACAAGACAAATCCAACCAGTTGCGGATACTTTATTTGCAACACCAACTCAAATCTACCAAGTTAGATACCCAAATAAGGACATTAATATTAGAGTTCTTAATCTTAAGTCTGTTAATTTCTCTTAGTGATTTATTTTTTTTGAAAGAAACCTATTTTTTATTGAAAATAGGAAATAAACTATTTATCAAAAAAAGGAAAATTAATGTCTAAATCATATAGAATAAGGACACAAGTTGGTGTCGATAAATACATAAATGTAAATTTAGAACAAGATTGGGAACAACTTGAGATATTGTCTCTTAAGATTCTTGCCAATAATATTTACACTCGTTTTTGTGCCGACTACGGTGTTGTAACGGGTCGTGTATTTGTAAATGGAGGGTTTGGATTACCAAACGCTAAAGTATCAATTTTTATTCCTTTAACTGATACGGACGAATTAGATCCCGTTATTTCAGAACTATATCCATTTAGAACTATTAACGATACAACTGAGGAGGGTTATAGATATAACCTACTACCTAAGTTACCTTCATACAATGGACATGTATCCACAGGATCATTCCCAAACAAAGGGGATGTGTTAATGAATGAATCATATATTGAAGTATATGACAAGTATTATAGATTTTCTGTCACAACAAATGAGAGTGGTGACTTTATGATTTTTGGAGTACCGACTGGTGAACAAACTATTGTAATGGATGTTGACTTATCGGACATTGGATGTTTTTCTTTATCACCACAAGATTTGATACAACAAGGCTTGGCGACAGAAACACAAGTTGATGGTGCGAGATTCAAGTCATCCACAAACTTAAGAGAGTTACCACAAATCAAAAACCTTATCTATACCGTTAATGTTAGACCGTTTTGGGGGAGTGAAGATCTTTGTCAAATTGGTATTACAAGAGTTGACTTTGATTTAACAAAACAAGCCAATATCAATATACAACCTACCGCAATATTCATGGGATCGATAATATCAACAACCGATGATGATGCTTTAAAAGTAAGTTGTAAACCAAAAAACAATACGGGTAATCTTTGTGAGTTGATTGCAGGTCAAGGTGAAATACAAGGAATTAGACAAACAATTTTTTCTGATATCAATGGTTTACCTATTCTTGAAAGATGGAACATAGAACAAGCAGGTAAAGTTATCGATGGAGACGGAACCTACTTAGTAAATGTCCCAATGAACTTGGATTATGTTACCACAAATGAATTTGGTCAACAGGTCTTATCTGCGGATCCTGCAGTTGGGGTACCAACAAAAGGAAAATACAGATTCAAGTTTAGATGGCAAACATCACAAGGATTACAAGGTAGTTTTTTAAGAGCGGACTTTTTAGTTCCAAACATTAAAGAATATGGTTGGACCAATTCAGGAAACGATCCTTTTGATCCTACACAAATTACAAACTACTCTTATCCACAAATCCCTATTGGTTCAATATCAGGACAAACTGTAAGTCCGCCAGCTGGTGGTTACATAAGTCCGATCTTTTATAATGTCGAAAGTTATTCAATATACATTAATGGTAATCAATATTTTGGATCTCCTGAATCTATACAAATTAATGCAGGAGATACATTACAATTTGTATCAAGTCCTTTAGATAATACGGTGGCTCAAGACATAATATTTCAATTTGTTCCTCAAAATCTTTTTGATGTTTATAGATCTTATGCTTTCAGCACTGATTGGGACGACTACGCTAATTCTCAAGAAGCCATTAATTGTGAAGACAGTTTTTATGAATTTAAATACAATAAGGTTTATACAACTGGAATGTTCTTGGATAGATATAAAAATGGTATTGGTAGAGCAAGACATTTAGGTATAAAAGAAATTGATAACAGAAGCTGTAAGTCTACTGTTAACAC